GACGAAATGAGTGAGGGTTGCTGGAAATATAAAAAGGTCTCCTTCTTCGGGAAAGAAAAATCTCTGGCAAATACCGTGGGGCTGAATTTCTCCGTAATTAAAAGAAAGTGAACCTGGTCCTGGTCCCCGTATTGAGTGTTTTTTATGTTCTTTCTTTAATGCTTTAGGAATTTTGACAAATAAGACACTGGACAAATCACAGTTGGGATGAGTATGAGGAGGATTAAATTCTCCAGCTCTCATAAAATTAACCCAGGCCATAAGTATAGTCGTTCTGGTCATGGGTTTTCCATACCAGTTCTGATATGCCTCAGCAAAAATATTTAAATAAGGATTGATGATTGTAATAAAGGCGTTGGGGCTGACGTAGTGTTCCTGTTTGATAGCTCCTGCGAGCGTATCATTCACCAGACTTGATTTTTTACTACAAAGGTTAGCACATTTTTTTAAATCTTCTTGTTGTATTTTTATTTTAAAAAGAAGGGGTCCCCAATAATAAAAATTATAATCGTTCATAAACGAAATGCCTTATAAATATCTTTGGGTTTAATAATATGTAAATGATCTTTGGTTCGTGTTGCACCCACATAAAATAAACGATTCTCATCATCAGGAAAACGATCCATATTTTTTTGAGTATTTCTACTTAAGTCCGTAAGAAGAACAACGTTTGAACATTCTCCACCCTTGACACCATGAATGGTTGATAATAAAATGCGCGGCGCTTTGTTAAGTTGTTCGCCATTTGCTCTCATTTTTCTAATATATTTAATTTGTTTCAGCGGTGCTGAATCAAAAGCTTGATACCAAACAGCTTTAGTTTTTAATCCTTGATAGCTATATGCTTCGGTCATGTTGTAGGATTTATCTTTATCGAGATACTGAAGATTTTCTTTTTGATAATGATTCGGAGACATATAAGATGCAATTCTTTTAATTTTTTCATGATCTAAGTCCTTGTTTTTCCTCCATTCTTCCCAATCAATAACCGCTTCGTATAAATCTTTTTCATAACCTTTCTTGAATTTATTGCGATAATATAATCCCTTAGAATACAGAACGTTTTCTAATTCATTCAACATATGACGAGTTCTAGCCAACACATACCATTCTCCACTACTCATATCGATATCTTGAAAGTCATGATAATAAGAAAGTTGTCCACTTTTACTTTTAGGTGCCCACTCTTTATGAAGTCTCTTAGAAATTCTTTTTACAATGTTCATAGCAAAATCATGAACAACACCAGGGACTCTGTACGACTGAGTTAAATTTAAAAATTTTCCTGTTTGGGTAATAAAACTATCAACATCTGCACCCGCCCATCTAAAAATAGCTTGATCATCATCCCCCGCAATAAATGAATCCTCAGCATTAAACATTAATGCTGTCGCCATATCCCATTGCATGCGAGATAAATCTTGTGCCTCATCAATAAAGACGGTATCAAATTTAGGACATACGTCTGATTTAATAAACTGAGTAATCATGTCATTAAAATCTATAAGACCATATTGTTTTTTATAAGCTTTTAATTCACCATCTAAAATTTTTAAATCTCGTACCGATAAATCCTGACTATGTTCTCCTAAGTTATACTGTTGTTCGGGAGTGATCCCGCGTAATTGAGCAAGTTGAATCACCCTCAAATAGTCACTATGCGTTGTAAAAATTCCAGTTTGTTCTTCATCATATTCGTTATAATCAATACGCATATTGATCTTATTACCAAGATCAATATAATGTTTCCGCTGCATTACGTTTTCTTTTTTAATTCCTAATTTTCTAAATGCTAATGAATGAAGAGTTCTAAAATAAGGAAGATCATCTTCTGTTAAATTAAATTTATCCATGGCTCTATCCCTTGCTTCATACGCAGCTTTTTGAGTAAATGAAAAATATCCAATTTTATTAGGGTCTGTTTGCTTTAAACAATTATCTACTTCATTTAATAAAGTATGAGTTTTGCCTGTTCCTGGTGGTCCTAAAACAATTGTTTTCAAAATACCTCCTTAGGTTTGAATTGTTTGGGACGATATACATTTTCTTCTTTATCAAATTCTTCTATAGTCATAATTGACTTATTTTTCTTTCCTATCATTTCTCTTTTTTCTTTGCATCCGCACTTATCTCTTAATAACATCTGAGTTTCGTCATATTTTTCAATCCATCTTCTTTTCATAAGATATTTATTAAAAAATTCTCTGAAAATAAAATGATGAACATTTTCATGAGTCCAGACTAATCCAAATAACATATCCTCTTTGGTAGCGCCTGCTGCTGTACGGTCTGTACAATATTCTTCAAGATGATCAAGAAGTTGTTCTACTTTAGAAGATCCTTTAGGAGGTTCGATAATTTCTATTCCAGAAAACAATAATTTAACCATGTCATTAAATTCTTTTTTCTTTAATGTTGGTGGAACTTTATTGACCTGCTCCATCACCGCTCTTTGAAATAATCTTTGTTCCTGAAGATAAGAAGTATCTTTAAGTTTAACTCTTTCTCCATCCACATTGACATAATAATAAGGCTCATCTAGGTTTATTTTCTGTAAATCACTTAGATCTGGAAATAAGGACTGTCCCCTAATTCCAAATTTTCTGGTTATACATAATTTTTTATCACAATGATCACACATTGGTTCTTCATTACATTTAAAACCAAGTTCGCGTGTTGAATTGTATTTTATCTTTTCTTGAATAATTCTATCTTCTAATGGTGGGTCAAAATATTTATAATTGAAAGCATTAATATGCTTAGCCCATTCTTCTGGCCATTTTCTTTTTGCATATTGTATGTATTGATAAAGAACTCTATCTCTTCCATCATTTAATTTATTTTGTGTTAAAGATTCGATGCAAGGAGGACCATCACTAAAGTCCGATGGTGGTCTTTTTAATTCTAATTTCTCTAATTCTTCGGGAGTTAATCTTTTTATTGCTAAAAAAAATTGTGATATTGTAATAGCTTCTCCTTTAAAATTAAAGGCGTATCTTGTGGTATTTGCTGAATTAAAATATGGTAAATTTAAAAAATTTCCTGTATCATCTTCGGACTTTAATTCTACTTGTTTAGGAAAGACTTCCGCATTCCCAAATCCTAAAAACGCACTAATGGCTGTTAGTTTATCTCGTAAAAGTTTAGCTTCTACAGGAGCCGTCGTAAATAAAAAGATATGTGCTCCTCCACTTTTAGATCGACATAAAGTAAGGGGTAGCTGATGATTATTAATTAAATTAATAAGTTTTTTGTGGTTTAAATTATATTTATCAACATCAATACATCCCCATCGACATTGATTATTTTCATCAATAGGAATGATACCTAAACTCGGTTCAATACCATTGATGTGGTCTTGCCAAAGTTTATCGGTGACGGGTTCACGTTTAACAAAAGATTTTCCTTTAACCTTTGTACCATCGGAGCTTTTCTTTTCAACGTAGGTACATCCATGAGCTCGTTTTAATCCAGAAAATAAATCTATAAAATTCTTCATAATAGTTTTGCGGGGCGGCTTAACTCTCGCGCTACCGCCCCTTTCTTCTTCACAAAGAAGTGATTAAAACGGTGCTTCGCTTTTAGGTTCTGAATCGCCATGTTTTGCTTGAACAGTGCCTTTAGCGACGTTGTTAGAAAAACCTTTAGCGATTTCATAAATCCCTTTATCGGTGATAGGTCCAACCTTGGACACATCCCAACCAAACCATGTACCTTTGTCATTAGACTGTTGTACAGTTTTTAGTTTATAAATGTGGCTATATGTTGGCGGCGTGAACAAACCATTTTTACCCTGCATTTTAATCCCCATCATCATTGAGTTCCACTTACGACTAATTTTTAATTGAGTCGCTTTCATAGAAATCAAAGCTGTTGTAGGCGTTTTGCCGAGTAATACTACAAAGTGACTTACAGTATTTTCAAGATAGTTGCCATTAGCTAATCTATCCTTAAAACTTTTATCTCTTGTAGTTTTAGGTATGTCGTCTCCTGCGTCATAAATATGGACGGGAGCCCCTTTACTTTCACCTCTGTCTTGCCATTCTATCTGCTGTCTTTTGTAATAGACGGGCAATACTTCTATCCCCTTTTCGCCATCATACAAATCGGCTGTTACCGTATTGATGATCATGCCAGGTTGTGCACCTTTGACATGTTTAGCGTCCCTCGTATTTACTTCGGGGGATAGTTGGCCTAGGACTTTTAGAAATGGTAAAGCTAAATCTTCTTGCTTTATATTCGCAATCCCTTGGCCTGCATCAGCTTCAAATACATTTGTAGCTAATGGTCCTGCATTTTCGCGTTTCGCGATCTGTGCTTCTTGTTTCATGGTTATTGTTTCCTTTTTATTGTTGTTTTATTCCCAATGAATACATTGAAAATTTCCGTTGGCAAAGGTTTCCCTGCCTCAATACGCTCTCGGACTAGCGCTTTCAGGGTCATAGGCTCAACCTTCAACTTTTGTGTTGGTTGATACCCTTGACCCTTCGCAAGTTCAGCATATTCTGCTGCCTTGTTATCTTCGTTACGACCAAAAGATACGGTTAATTCATTCTTTATTATATCTCCTAAATCGTTTTCACGAAGCCAGTTAAACGCCTTCTCTTTATTAGCTTGAGTAATAGTGGCGCTATAATTTGTTTTAACTTCAACTGATGATCCATCAGCAAGTTTGAGATAAGATAGTCCCATCTCTGTTAACATAGTGGGAATAGCTTCTCCAGAAATCTGTTCTAAATCTTTTTTTCTCTGTTTAAGATACTCTTCGTTTTGTTCTATGTCTTTCTGTATAGTTTGCATTTCTTTTATTTTATTTGCAAGTTTATCTATATTGTCTGTTTTATCTAAGATTTCCGTTTGGTCCTCTTCGAAATTAATTTGATTCATTTAAGTCTCCTTTCTCGAATAAATTGATGTGAATCGGGTAGTATTTTCTTTCTTGTTTGTCCCATTTTAATAAATTAAATTTACCATTTGTCATATCAGAAACGATAGAACATGCGACTCCAATAATAGCAGGATCTCCTGTTAATAATAAAAAGTCTTCAGTATTATAATCTTTTAAACCTTTTCTTAATTTAAAGATTAAAGGACCTGGAGAAAATATCATTTGCGAAAGTTCAGGCAATAGAAATTTAAAGGTTCCATATTCACCAGCTCCTAAAATATTTATTTTAGGCTTTCCGTCTTTGGTACCTGCAATCTCTTGTATTACATATACAATTGGCAATTTAACTTTTCTACTTTCTTCCATTGACATTATATATAAGATATCCTATATATTAAGTCAATAGAAAGATGAAATATAAATTTAAGACAAAGCCGTATGGTCATCAGTTGACCGCTTTAGAACAATCCTGGAATAAGGAAACTTATGCCTATTTCATGGAAATGGGTACAGGGAAAACTAAAGTTCTCATTGATAATGTAGCTATGCTTTATGATAAGGGAAAAATAGATGGTGCTCTTATTATATGTCCTAAAGGCGTGATGGGAACTTGGCGAGATCAAGAAATCCCTGCACATTTACCTAATCACATAGAAAGTGTGTCTATTTCATGGCAGTCAAATATTACTAAATCTCAATCTAGATTACTGGGACAATTATTTAAAACTGGTGAGGAACTTCATATTCTAGTCATGAATGTAGAAGCCCTGAGTACACAAAAAGGAAGTGCTTTTGCAAAAAAATTTATGCTTTCTCATAAAACTTTAATGGCTATTGATGAGTCTACCACTATTAAAAATCCTAAAGCTAAAAGAACCAAGAATATACTTGAGATGTCTAAAATGGCTTCTTATCGAAGAATCTTAACAGGTTCTCCTGTGACAAAAAATCCTTTGGACTTATATAGTCAGTGTGAATTTTTGAATGAAGAGCTTTTAGATTTTACTTCATATTATGCCTTTAGAAATCGTTACGCAGAAATGAAAACTCTGCACATTGCGGGCAGATCCATTCAAGTAGTAAGTCATTTTAAAAATTTAGATGAATTATCTGAACAATTAAAAACATTTTCCTATCGAGTCCTAAAAGAAGAATGTTTAGATCTTCCTCCTAAAATTTATATAAAGAGAGAGATCGAATTATCTCCCGAACAACATAAGGTTTATAAACAAATGAAAGAAGAAGCATTAGCCACTCTCAATGGTAAACAAATCACGACTATGACTGTACTTACTCAATTAATGAGATTACAACAAATTACTTGTGGTCATTTTGTAGCTGATGATGGAACTACGCAAGAAATAAAAAGTAACAGATTAAATGAATTAATGGATATTTTAGACGAAGTAGAAGGCAAAGCCATTATATGGTGTCATTGGCAAAAAGACATTCAAATCATTAAACAGGCTCTTACTAAAAAATATGGTCCGAGGTCCGTGGTTGATTATTATGGACTCACGCCTCAAGATCAACGACAGAAGAATAAAGACGCTTTTCAGAATGATTCTAAAGTACGCTATTTCGTGGGAACACCACAAACGGGTGGATATGGACTTACGCTCACTGCCGCCAACACGGTGATTTACTATTCTAATGGATATGACTTAGAAAAACGAATTCAGTCCGAGGATCGTGCTCACCGAATCGGTCAAAAGAAATCTGTGACCTATGTAGACATTCTCGCAGAAGAGACGGTTGATTCAAAAATCGTCAAATCCCTCCGTAAGAAAATTAACATCGCCTCTAAAGTATTAGGTGAAGAACTTAGATCCTGGATTTAGTAGGATATACACGCGAGGCGCAGAAAATTTTTAGTCTTGATTATTTTAAATAAATTACAAGAAGCATCAATAATAAAACGAATCCCATATATCTATTTGGTATAGTAATTAGTGTCCATTTGTAAGATGCCTTACATTTTTCCCATATAAATTTCATTATGCGTCTCCTATGATTGGTTTGTATCGAGTATAATTATCTTCGTCTTTATAGGCTCTGAGATTTTCCTTTATATTTTCTTCTTGATCAGGGTTGTATGCGACATGCAACCATCCTGAGTTGGGCTCGTCTTTATTCCAGTACTCGAGAATCATTTGGTCATACATGAGGTTATGTCTGATCCAGTTAAAGACCTCGTTGTTGGGCGTGCCATAAATTTCGAAGTCCGCCGCCAT